TCGCCACCGTTGGGCATACTGCCACCAACCTCGCCTGCTCTGCCTTCGTGACCGAAGTTGCCAGAGCCGGGACCACCATCTTCATTGTCATTGAACAGGCAGTCTTTGAGAATCTCAAGACTGTCAGCGAAAGGCGGGAACAGAGAAGGCTTCAGCTCCTCCAGTTCCTCCATGGTGCGGAACTTGGGATTGGTCATCTCCAGATCCACACAATCCGGTTCACCGTCAAAGTCAGTGCAGAGGAAGATGTGCGACCGGAGGCCGCTTTCGGGTTCAAAAGGACCGATGCCAATGGGAATCAGTTCCTTCGGGCTGATACCGAACTCCTCCTCAGTCTCACGGAATGCAGACTGTTCGGGAGTCTCACCCTTCTCACCATGACCGCCGGGGCCGCAGATCAGACCGTAGCCAGTGTCATTGTGGCGGGTTCCACAGAGGATTCTACCATCCTTGACAATCAGAACACCCACGCCGTAGGGAGCTTCATCGGTGTTGATCTCTTTCCATCTCCGGCTGGCGTATTCCTGTGCGGTTTCTCCATCCTTGGCCTCTTCCTGTTCCTCCTTGCTCATATCCTGCGGCAGTTTGGTGGCGGCAGGAGCATTTGCGGGAGCGCTGCCCTTGGTGCCGGGATCGGTTTCGTGCGGTTCTATGTCTACCTCGGTGCCCATCGGGTAGTGTCCAGCGAAGGAACCATGATCCTCTTCCTGCCCAGTGTAGGCAGCCAGCAGCTCCTCATCATCTTCGTATTCATCCAGGATGGTGTCGATCTCAAACTCACCGCTGTCAGCCAGTTTCTTCCGGATTTCAATGGAGTCAATGACTTCCATATCCCGGTAGATCTGCACGGTCTGAGCCTTAATCAGAGCGGTGGACGCCTTCTTGTTGTCCAGCTCAGCCTGTTCAGAATCACTCAGCACCTTCAGCGGATTAAAGGCGACCTTGATCTTGGGCACCTCGTCCACTTCTCCAGTGTAGACACCAGCCTGGAAGATGATCGAGAGCAGATACCGCAGGTTGCTCTTGACCATTCTCTTCTGGATACGGCCGCAGTAGCTGTACCAGTTTTCGAGGTCACTATCGCCAGTAGCGTTCATACCAGCCGGAGAACGGCCAAACAGGATCGTCTGCGGGATATTGGTAATGGCAGACAGGAAATTGCAGGTGCCATCAATAACATCAGCCACACCAGTATACTGGAATGTCTTGAAGTCATAGTCTTCACCTTCGTTGTCAATGACCAGGCTGTTCAGCAGGCCACGGGCAAGGTCAATCACCTGGAGTCGTTTCAGGACCTGGGACTCACCCTCCTCCGTAGCAAGCAGAGCTGCCAGATCCTTCATCTTGTAGACGGGCTGTACGGAGCGGTCAAGCATCTTGGGGCCGCTGCTGTGAGCCAGTTCCGCATCTCTCATTGCCCTGTGGATACGGACGTATTCAGGCATACCCCAGAGCTGGTAGATCGTATTGCTGGAGTTCTCGGGCAGAACGCCGTTTTGGAAAATCAGGCATCTGCTTTCATGTACTGTGAAAGAACCGAAGCGGCTATTCACATGGTAGAACTCAGGCATACCCAACCGGGAGCCTCTGGTACTGAACGGGTTTCTGGGGTCATAGCTGAACATAGTCGAATAGTCCGGCTGGATGACAGAGCGATCATACACCCGGATGTCATCAATGGACTTGATCCGCTTCCAGTTCAGCGGTTCCTCCAGGCCACCGCCGTCGTTGATCAGCATGACAGCAATGGCACCACCAAAGAGTCGTGCCCATTTGATGCCTGTCATGGCGACTTCTTCCCAATCCAGCTCGTCGAGAGCCTCCTGATAGAACGTCTCAACTTCCTGGTCAGAGATGTCATCCAGCTTAAAGCCATGCTTGATGGCCTCCTCAGCAGGAGCGTCGATGATCTTGGAGAACAGGCCGTTGCCCTCGTAAAGCATGGTCAGGGAGTCGTCGGGTACATCGGGTTCCGGAACGAAGTTGTAATGCTCCGTGGTATCCTTCGATGTGCCGTAGCGGTTCATCAGGTTCACATAACCATCAGCACGATACGGGCGAATCGCCTTTCCGGATGCCTGTTCGATCAGACGGGCGTAGTTCTGGATTCTTGCTGCCTGCTGGCTTTTCTTATCATTCATTGGTCTCACCTCTTCCGGTATCATCAAATCAGGTTGGCGACATTGAAGGTATTCTTGGTTTCGATCTCCGCAAAACCGTTTGCAGATGCGTCAACCATATCCTTGAATGCACTGTCTGGGAAATTCTCAAGCTGAGTCAGGTACGGCTCATTCCACTCACCATACATGATGTCGAAATTGCCTGCCTGCCACTGAGCTGCCATAGGCTCCGCTCTGGCTTCCTTGCTGCCCGTTTCAGCCACGGTCACAACATTGAATCCAGACAGGAACTTGATGTAGGATTCAGCCTGTTCTTTACCAGCCTGACCGGGGTCCTTGGGCAAACGGATCTTCACCCGCTTGTACCTGGCAAGGTCAGCCTGTGCAGTCAGCTTGATCGTTTTACGGACATCGGAGGCAGACATCTGCTTGTTGATGACATCCGCAATGATATAGCGGCCATTCTTCCGCTTGCCGATCAGAACGCCGGCAGTGTAAGCCGGGTCGCCCTTTTCGGTCTTTTCGGTGGCGGCCAAGTCCCAGCACCGAACCCATTCGATAACATCCGCAGGCAAGACATTCAGAATGTTGCCTACATCAGTCCGCTTGAAGTACAGACCAGCCGCTGCCTTGATCTTCCAGTTACCCATCAGCAGTCGCTCACGCTCAACCTGAGACATGGCCTTCAGGTTGGCAAGGTAGCCGGGGTTGGTCTTCAGCAGTTCCTGGTTGTCCCAAACGAGGGATTTGATAAACGTGACGGACTTAGGCTCAGCCCGATCCTCCTCAGTCTTGAGGTCGAACCGCTCCCAAAGCTCCTCTTTCGTATCTGCCCAATAGATGATCTCGTCACGACGAATCATCCACCGAACGACACCGCTGCGCTCGTCGATTGCATATCCCGTGTCAGGGTCAATCCACCAAGAGATAAACTTCGCCACCCAGCTATCTGCATCGGGGTTGCAGGTAGCACGGATGAACGGCTCCACACCACAGGTGGAACGGTTACGGGACAGCATATAGAAAAAGATCTTCTCCGAAAAGTGGGTCAGCTCGTCGAAGCATATCTCGCAGATCTGAGAGCCTTGCCACTTGTTCAAAGCATCATCACGCTCAATATGTGCGAACGTCACCTTGGAGACGATCTTGCCTTGCTTATTCTTGAACACCCATCTGTTGCTGGACATTTTGGGCTGAGCACCACGGATGCTCTGATACATCTTCGTAGCTTCATCCCAAAGGCCACCTTCAGCATAGATCTGGTTGAAATTCCGGCGGAAGATCGTACAGCCGAAACCGGGGACATTCTTATAGTGAAGCGGTGACAACAGTAATCCGAATGTCTTTCCTCCACCTGCTGATCCACCGTAGATAACGATGTCCGCAGGCGATGCCATGAAATCAGTCTGAGGTCCGGGCTGCGGCTTCAGTACCTTCGTTGCCATTGCCAACCTCCTCAGACTTTTCAGAGGAAGTGTCCACCACTGGCGTACCATCTTCATAGACAGTAGCCTTCGGGCCACCCATTCTGCCATTGTCAGGCAGGAAGATTATGACATCCTCTGTCTCACCGTTTTCATCATCCATTTCTCCATATCCACCAGTAGCAATCGGGGCAGAATCACGCCGCTCCATAGCTTCAACACGGGCCTGGCTCTCTGCATTCTTCCGCTTATCCGCAGCCTTACTTTCACGCTCTTTCCGGTTCTCCTCAGGGTCATTACCCGATATCTTTATCACCCGGTCATACGCCTGAAGGTTGCCGCTCATTGCCATCGTGAACAGTCTTGCTTGCAGGGCAACCATGTTCGTCTGGTCCTCCGAAGGGAATCCAAGCTCCACAAGGTTGTCCTTGATCTTGCCCTTGGCAGCCATATCTAGTAGCAGATTCATGGCGTTCTTGGCGTCCCTTTTATTCCTCCGAGCCTCGCCCGATTTCAAGCCTCCGTTTCGGCCTCTTTTCTTAGCTTCATCTTTGGTTCGGACTGGGTCCAGATTCTCAGGGGCACCCCCCTTTTTCGCCATACCTCCACCTACTTTTCAACATGAAAAACAGCCTCTCAGCACGAGGCTGTGGAGGCTGTTTTGCGAGCTTATTTTTCCTGGGGTATTCTTATGTCCCGTACAGAGATTTGACAGTTGCTATGCCCTGCCCCACGATGCTATCCACATCCATTCCAAGGGATTGGTAAAACTTCGGGTGGACAATACATTCATACCCCCGCTTCATATCGTCTGACTGTTTCTTGCTGATTCCCAGCCGAAAATCCTTGGCGATCCGAAGTGCAGCTTTGTATTCGCCGGCAGCAACGAGGCTGCGGACCTGGTCACTCTTGCGTTCCATACTTCTCTTCCACTCTGCGCTTCCGGTCATCGAAAGGCAGCTCATATCTCCGGGGATTGTGCTTCCGGAGGCAGGCGTTGATGTCTCTGTTCCATGTACAATCATCGAACAGATTCTCTTCGAGCGGGGTCAGCAGCCGCTGGTCATTTTCAATGGCGTGGACTGCATCTCTGCGAAGCGTGTACTTGCCATAGGTCGTGTGCCAGTTATACGCCCATTCAGGGAACAGGCCAGTCACTTTCGCACACAGGTCAACGGGCTTGGGGATTTCGATGCTTTCAAATGGGAAAGGTTCCCAGAGCTGCATACCGGGAATGGCGAAGTAGTCGTCGCCGTTCTCTCTCTTCGTCCACATCAGGATGATCGCCTTCGCAACGTAGATGGTCTCCTCGTTCGGCTTGGTCATCTGGTCATTCGCTCTTTGCA